AAAAAGAAAACAGCTAAGAAACGTAAAAGGAAGTAATATAGAGACAGCTACTTTTATTGTCATGCCTTCACACTATGGATCAATGAAGCCAAAGGGTAAAAAGAAAAAAAAGAAGGGAGGTAAAAAATAATGGGATATACATTTAAAGTTCAGACTTATGACGAGTCAAAGCCAAAGGCTGAAAAGGAAACAAAACCAGCAACAAAGAAAAAATCTAAAAAGTGACTAGAAAAAGAAGGCGAGTTCCAAAGGACAAAAAGACAGGTATTCCAAAAAAATATCTGTCTGGTTCAAAAGATAGAGCAGCAAAAGCTGCTGAGATCAAGAGAACTGCCGAAGCCTACAGAAAAGGAGAGTTTATTGATATAAAAGCTGTATCTAAATCACGCACTAAACAAAATGTCTCAGGCAAAAAGAAGAAAACCACTAAGCGAAAGCGTAAAAGCTAGTCTTAAGAAAAAGGCAGAAGGTACTCGCTTTTTTTATGGTGAACTTGCAGAAGTTTATCGTAAGGGTCAGGGTGCATATCTTTCTGCTGGATCTCGTAATGTGCCGATGGGAGCTTGGGCAATGGGCAGAGTGAATAGTTATATGACAGGCAAAGGTGGGGCAAGAACAGCAGACGCTAAAATTTATTCAAAATATCAAAAGAAAAGATAATGGCTCCTCTAACAAAAAAGCAAAAAGAAACCTTAAAAGCTCATTCAGTGCATCACACTAAAAGACACATGAATTACATGATTAGAAAAATGCGTGAAGGTATGAGTTTTGCAAGAGCGCATAGAATGGCACAGGAGAAGATAGGCAAATGACTTTAAGTAAAAAAGAAAAGATAGAACGTAAGCTGAAAAAGTATGGCTTAACAGAAGTTAACAAAGCAAAACCAACTCCAGGTCATCCAACAAAATCTCATGTTGTGCTTGCAAAAAAAGGTGATGAGGTTAAATTAATCAGGTTTGGACAGCAGGGAGTCAAAGGTGCTGGCAAGAATCCAAGAACAAAAGCAGAAAAGCAGAGAAGAGCTAGTTATTACGCAAGACATAATGCCCAGAACCCAAATCCAACGATATTTTCACCGTTATTTTGGTCACATAAGGTCAAATGGTAATTTTCACGATAATATTATAAATAAATATTACGATTTTTTATGTCAGAAGAGCCTATCAAGCCAAACCCTTCTCCTGAACAATACGCAGCTTTACAGGAAGAACTACAAAAATTAAAAGCTAATAATGCAAAATTATTAGATCAGAATATAAAAGCAAAAGAAGCAGGGAAGGCTATCCCTCCAGATGTTGATGTGAATGCTTTGATTGCTTACAAGCAAAAAAAAGAACAGGAAGAGCTTGAGGCACAGGGTAAATATGAAGAGGCAAGAGAAAAACTTGCAACTCAGTATCGTGAAGCAGAAGAGGCTAAAAACAAAAGAATACAGGAGCTAGAACAAAGGCAGAGAGAACTTGAAGTTGAAGCCCCTGCCGTCAGTGCATTAGCTGATGTTGTACATGACCCACAATATGTCTTATCAAGAATAAACAGAGATCAACTTGCAAGAGAAGCTGATGGCACTGTTGTTATTGTTGATGGTTATAACAGAACTCCCGTGAAAGATTGGGCGCAACAAAAGATGCCTCAATGGGTACAGAAAAACCCAAGACCACAGGGCGGTGGTGCAACAACAACCAAAGTAACTGCTGATGTTATTACAGGAGAAGCCAACCCATTTGCCAAGGAATCTTTCAACCTAACAGAACAGGCCAGATTATATCGCACAGACATTAATAAATATAATATGCTCAAAAACGCAGTTAGCGGTTAATATAAAGTTAACTTGTTTGTATAAGTTAGGTGTTGTCACCGAAAAGTAAAAATCATTAGTACATTTTTTAATGGCTACATTAAGAAGTGATTTAATAATCCCTGAGGTTTTTACACCCTATCTGATTGAAGAAACAACTCAAAGAGATGCTTTCTTGCAGAGTGGGGTCGTGACACCTTTGGCAGAATTAAATCTATCCGCAGAAAGAGGCGGTGACTTTGTAAAGATTCCATTCTACAAAGCTAACTTATCTGGAGACTTTGAAGTTCTTACAGATTCATTATCATTAACACCTGGAAAGATCACAGCTGATAACCAAATCGCTGCTGTTCTTCATAGAGGTCGTGCATTTAGTTCAAGAGACTTGGCTGCATTAGCAGTTGGTGGTGGCCCAGACCCAATGGCTGCTATCGCTCAGAAGATGGCTGCTTATGTTAACAACCAGAAGCAGAAGGATTTATTCTCTTGTTTAACTGGTGCATTTGGTTCAATCAACGCAAACGACAGCAACTCTGCTTTGTTTGATTTAACAATTGATTCAGAATCAGGTGATACTCCAACAACATTAAGTCCAAGACACGTTGCAAAGGCACAAGCTTTACTTGGTGATCAAGGTCAAAAGTTGACATCAGTTGCAATGCATTCAAAAGTCTTTTATGACTTGGTTGAGAGAAATGCAATTGATCGCATTTATGACAACACTGGCGCACCTGATACAGGGGCAACAGGTGGTAGCACAGTTAGAGCATTTGATGGTCCAACTGCTGTTAATACATTTATGGGTCTTAACGTAATTGTTTCTGATGATGTTCCAACCACAGGATCTGGTTCTTCTACTGAATATTCAACATTCTTCTTTACACAGGGAGCAGTTGTTACAGGTGAGCAAGCACCAATCAGAACACAAACAGATAGAGATATCCTTGCTTTAGAAGAAGCAATGGCTGTTGACCTTCATTACATCTACCACCCAGTAGGTTTGAAGTATGCAGTATCTACTGTTAACCCAACTCGTACCGTATTAGAGACAGTTGCCTCTTGGTCGAAAGTGTATGAGACAAAGAACATCGGAATTGTCCGTGCTACTAACGTAAGTAACCAAGATTAATCATGGCTTCATTATTTGACGTAACAGCAGGGTCACTTATAGGCCCAACAAACGGTGGTACTGTAACTCAGGCTACTAACAAATCAACAGGTGTAACTCTCAACACTGAGAGTGGACAGATCACAATGAACAACGCTGCATTAGCTGATGCTGCTGAAGTATCTTTTACAGTTACTAACAGCAAAGTCGCTGCAACAGATGCCCCTTATGCACTTCACTCATCAGGTGGAACTGCTGGAGCATATTTAGTTAATGTCAATAGTGTGGCAGCTGGATCATTCAAAATCACAGTTTCTAACGTATCTGGCGGATCTTTAAGCGAAGCGATTGTTATTACTTTCGTTGCTCTAAAGGGAGCATCTAGCTAAATGGGAATGTACGCTTTTAGGCGTATGAGAGCGAGAAATGAGGCTGCTCAAAAGGCAGCTTCATTAACTCCAACTCTTGAAAAGCCAAAACCAAAACCAAAGCCCAAAAAGGTAAAATTAAATGGCGATAACTCTTGATGCAACTGTTGGTGGTGCTAACGCAAACACCTATATCACTCTTGATGATGCAAACTCATTCATTGAAGGTTTAGTCCTCAGTGATGACGCTGCTGCATGGGATGGGTCAAGCAACGATAATAAAAATCGTGCGTTGTTTACGGCTGCACAAAGAATTGATCGTGAAAAGTTTCTAGGGGCTAGGGTAGATGATACCCAGGCACTTGAATGGCCAAGATCGGGAGTAAGAAAACCTGACACATACACAAACTTGTATGGCTTGTCATTTCCTAACAGATTAGTTGCTGATTATTACACCGATACTGAAATCCCAGATCGTGTAAAAAATGCACAGGTAATTTTAGCTGTTTATCTCAACAACAATAGGAACGGTTTAGAGTTGAGTGGTCTGGAAGATTTTGCAACAGTTAGTATCGGTAATATAAATGCAACCCCTAGATTCTATGGGGCAACTGGTATTGATCGAATCCCACCTATAGTTGATCATTACCTAATGGGTATTAGAATAGGTGGAAGAGCTAATATCGGCATCAAGAGGAGTTAACCATGGCTAGGGCTTTAGGAGTTGGTGCTGTTGATGGTTTCTATAATGTAGGAGCAGAAGTTATAACAGATACGGCAGCACATACAGGTCGTTTTAAACGCATTGACTTTTATGAAAATACACATATCACAACTCTTGTAACTGAAAACTATACAGGTAATTCTTTAAATGGTGAATCATTTCCAGCAGGCTTTATAATTGAGGGTGTATTCACCAGTATTACGCTCCAAAATGGAGCTTGTATAGCTTACAAAGTTTAATTATGTCCTATTCTGATTTCCCAGCAGCCAAAATCATCAATGATACAGCAGCCCACACTGGAAGGTTTGGTAAAGTTGTCGCATTACAAGATTCAGTGATAAACACTTTAGTCGCTGAAAATGTAACAGGTGATTTGACAGGCTTGCAGTTTAAATCCACTGCTGAAATATGTGGTGTCATTACAAGTGTCAAACTAGACAGTGGAACTGTTGTTGCTTATTCATTATGAGTCTTGCCAACGCACTAAAGAAAGCAGCATCAAAGACCTTGAGTAAGCTCGGAGGTGATGTGACTATCAGACAGGTAACGGCTGGCAGTTATAACACAACCACTGGAGCTATTACAGAATCTACATCTGATACTACTGTTAAAGGTGCGTTAAGCAATGTAAACAGATCTGAGGTAAATGATCTGATTGAATCCCAAGACAAGAGACTGACAATATCAGCAGGGGATTTGACCTTTGTACCAACAACAAAGGACAGGGTCGTTATAAGCAGTGTTGAGTTTAAAATTATTCAGGTAATAACAAACGAGCAGAACAATACACCAATAAGTTTTGATCTTATCTTGAGGTAATTATGGTTAGAAGAATTGAGGTGGTTCAAATTCCAGATGTTATGGAAGAAGTTGTAGTTGATCTTGTTGCCGCAACGACTCTTGAGTGGACAAAAAAGGTAAAAAAGGCAACACCTGTATTTTCTTCAGATAATTATACAAAAACAGAACTTGATGCTCTTCCAAAATTTTTTAGGCAATCAATCTTAAGACACAAAGGTGGTGAACTTAGAGCAGCATGGCAAACGGAAATAAAACCTTTACAGGGAACGGTCACAAATAACTTGGATTATGCAGAACCTGTTTGTTTTGGTATAAATTTACCTCCGACATGGGGTGGCACTTATAGAACAAGACAAAAAACAGTTCCTGGTTTTCCTGAACTTATTGCAAAAGAACTTACAATAAATTATATTCCTAGACAACTTGCAAGAATTATAAGGAACAAATAATGTCAGCATTAGATTTAAATACAGTCAGATCTACAATTGAGGCGAGACTTGCAACTGAACTAGCATCAAGTCCAGCGATACCTGTCATATTTAACAATATGGCATTCGATTCCACAACAGAGGATACCTTTGTTCAATGTCTTACAAGTTTTGGTGCTAATCAATACCTGACCCAAGGTGATACAAGTAGTGCTACAAATAATGTTGTCGGTTTAGTAATACTTAATATTTTCACAGAAGAAGGTATCGGAGCAGGGTCTAATTATACGATTGGCAAGAGACTTAGGGACTTATACAATAGAGTGACAGTATCAAATGTTATTTTTGATTCACCTGTAGGGCCTGAAGTATTTGCATCAAGTCCAGAAGGTAAGTTTCAAACACAAATCAGAATTACATTTGGAATATACGAGGATCTTTAAATGGAAATTACAGAAGAAATGCTTGATGTTATCGAAGCTGTCAAGGGCAGAAGAGAGCCTCAGTACTGGGATAATCAATGCAGAAGATATATGGAAAAACAACAAGCAAATAAAAAGGCTGTAAAAAAGTCAGAAAAAGGTTAATATATTTATAAATCTTTCTTTTATTTGTTATGGCAAAGGTTAAAGGTGATGTTGGGCAAGTCAAATTTGATGATGGTGGCTCTTCAGTAAACCCTGTATTAGGAACTACAAGCTGGTCAATGTCCATCACTAAGGACATTCAGGAAACAACAGCACAAGGTGACACTTTCAAACAGTTTGTCGGTGGTCTTATTGAAGGTGAAGGAACAGCAGAACTTCTTTATGATGATTCAGCATCTGGTGAGACAGCAACTTTTGTTGATGGTGTTTTGACAACTGGTGATGCTGGAACAGCATCTTTTGAACTTTTCCCAGACAGTTCAAGTGCCACAAAAAAAATATCATTCAATGGCATCATCACAGGCTTTGACCAAAATTCTGCTCTTGGTGAAGCTAATACAATCAGCATCACATTCAAGCCAACTGGAACTATAACTTCAGCAATCTAACCAACTAATTAATCAACCCCAACTTATGGCAAATCAAAGAACAGCAGACCTTCTCATCGGTGCTTATAAAGATGAGATGACCGCAAGAAGAAAATATGAACTAAAAGACGCATCTGGCAAAGTTTTAACAACTTTATATTTTCCACCTATAACAAGATTTGACAGGCAAAAAGCACAGCAGTTAGCTGGCACTGATGAGGCACTTACTGTTTCAACGCAGTTGCTTTGTAAAATGGCACAGAAAGAAGATGGAACACCAGCTTTTGATATGTCAGATGCACCAATCTTGCAAAGGTCACTTCCAGAGAAGGTTTTAAATGATATAGAACTATTTTTATTTGATGTAACACTTGATCTTGATACAGCAAAAAACGAATAAAGCGAGATGGTTGGTTAAACTTTGAATTTTTTCTCGCAACAGAACTTGGTAAAACATTAAATGAATTAAGAACTTCTATTTCAGAAGAGGAGTTGATATATTGGGTTGCATATTATGAAAATAAACATGAACAAGAAAAAAGAGCGCAGCAACGACAAAAACAGAAATTAGGGTAAACTAAGATAAAGACTTTTTGTATTTGTGGCAGAGTCAGTCGTTACCCTAAGAGTTGATGCCAGTAGTGCAACTAGAGCTTTACAGGGTGTTCAGAATAAAACAAATCAATTACAGAGAGCGTTTGGTGGTTTAAAAACTGCTATTGGTGGCATTGGAATAGGTTTATTGGGAAAAAATGCAATACAGACAGCAACTAATTTTCAAAAGCTAAATCAAAGATTAAAAATAATTACAAAAGATAGTGGAAATTATAGTGACTCTTTAAAACTTGCAGAACAAGCACAATCAAAATTTGGATTAAGCACTATTGATTCATTAGAAGCTGTAACAAATTTACAGGCAAGATTAGGTCCACTAGGGACATCAATGGAAGATATATCCGCCATATTCAATGGATTTAATACCGCAGCGATATTATCAGGAGCTTCTACACAAGAACAGGCTGGAGCGATGCGCCAGTTGACTCAAGCCTTGGGTTCTGGTGTTTTAAGAGGAGATGAATTCAACAGTATATCTGAGCAAATGTCGGCTGTTTTGAAACCAATCGCAGACCAGTTAGGAGTAAATGTTGGACAATTAAGGGCAATGGCTGCTGAAGGTAAAATTACAAAAGATGTTGTTGTTGCAGCTTTTAAAGAGATTGAAAAACAAGGTGCTGGTGCATTAAAAGAATTAATAAAAAATGATCCAACAATGGTCTTTAAAGTATTAAGTAATGAAATACAAAAATTAGAAATAGCTTTTGGTAGTTTATTAGCACCTGTTATATTAGATACAACAAGGAGTCTCACTTCCCTTACGGCTGCGGTTAGTGCTTTTATTCAGTCGCCTTTAGGTAAAACAATAACACTTTTTACAGGAATAGCTTTAGCAGTAAAAGGATTAACAGCAGCAGTGGGTTTATTATCCGCGGCAAAGACTATTCTTATTGCTAAATTTGCAGCAACTTCTGTAGGCGCAATAGCTTTAGCAAAAGCAAATGCAACTGCTGCCCTTTCAACAAAAGCACTTGCCATCTCTACAGGAGCTTTAGCGATTGCCATGAACGCTTTGCCTTTGATAGCTTTAGCTTCTGCTATTGGACTGGTAACAACTGCTATTTTTAAACAAAATCAACAAAGAAAGAAACAGAAAAAATTAATAGAAGAAGGCGATCAAGCAGCAATCAAAGCAGAAAAAAATCGTTTAGAAGAAGCTTTAAGGCGAATTAAACTCCAAAAAAGAGGCGTAGTATTTCAAGATGAAAAAATACGAAAACTTGAAAAAGAAATAGAAATTATGAAGAAAAAATTAGGTGTGGCAAAACAACAGGAAATACAGGACAAGAAAAATGAACAGCAACTGGAAAGAATAAAAACTTTATATGGTTCTATCGCCAATACAATAGAAACAGGTTTGGTTGATGCCATAGATGGTGCAATAAAAGGAACTAAAACTCTAGGAGAAGTGGCATCAAGTGTATTCGGTGCAATACAGAGAGCAATAATTCAATATGGCGTGGCTTCTTTTCTTGGTGGATTGCCTGGAGGGATTGGAAGATTCTTTTCAGGGCAAAGAGCCAATGGTGGTCCTGTAATGTCGGGTCGTTCTTATCTAGTTGGAGAACGTGGACCAGAAGTATTCACACCATCCACAGCAGGTATGATTTCTCCGAACAGTTCATTAGGAGGAGGGCCGACAAATATAGTTGTAAATGTAGATGCCTCTGGTTCTGCTGTTGAGGGTGACAATCAAGGCGGAGAAGAATTAGGAAGAGTGTTGTCTGTTGCAATACAGTCAGAATTAATTAAACAAAAACGACCTGGAGGTTTACTCGCATAATGGCTGAAACATTTCCTTCAATAAATCCAACTTATGGTATGCAGAAAAGGTCTGCACCATTAACAAGAACAGTACGTTTTGCTGATGGGTTTGAGCATAGAATAAAATTTGGATTAGCTGAGAATCAAAATCCTAAAGTTTATAATTTAGTTTTTAACGTATCAGAAACAGATGCAGATACCATAGAGACCTTTCTTGATGCTCGTGCAAATGATAATGCCAGTTTTGATTTTACTGCCCCTGGAGAATCTACTGCACAGAAATTTGTCTGCGAAACTTGGACAAAATCAATTCCTTATAACAACAGGGCTACAATACGGACAACATTCAGAGAAGTATTTGAACCATGAGTACTGCTCCTATTATTACTGATCTTCAAAAGATCAACCCTTCAGCAATAATTGAACTATTTACAATAACAACTGACGCAACTTTGCATGGTTCTGCTCAGACTTATAGATTCCATAATGGAACAAATCTAAACGCTAATGGAGATATTATTTGGGCTGGTAATAGTTATACAAAAATGCCAATACAGGCAGAAGGTTTTGCTTTTACAAATGGACAGTTACCCAGACCAACTTTGACGATTAGTAATGCCCTTGGAACAATTACAGCTATTTTGTTAAATGTAAATCAAGTAACAACAGGAATTGATCTCACAGGAGCAACAGTAACTAGAATCAGAACATTAGCACGTTATCTTGATGCCGTTAATTTTCCTATAACAACAACCAGCACTACGACTACAACAACGGTTGCCGACCCTGCTGATGCTGAAACTGTCACATATACTGTTACAGTAGTTCAAGATTCTTACAGTAATAATGTTTTTGCAATAAATGGAGTTCAAAAACCTGTCATAACAATGAAGCGTGGATCAACTTATGTTTTTGATCAATCAGATTCTTCAAACAGTGGACATCCTTTAGCAATAAAATCTGACGCTGGAGGATCACAGACAACAACTGTATCTGGAACTGCTGGAAATGCAGGAGCTACTGTAACCTATCAGCCAGCATATCCTTCTGCTCCAAATGATTTGAGATATTACTGCACAGTCCATGGAAATGGAATGGGTAATACGATTACAATGAACGATCCAAATACAACAACCCGAGATACTACAACAACTACAACCCAACAGGTAAATCCATTAGGCACACCAGATCCTACGGCAGAGTTTCCTCAAGAAATATATAAAATTGATAGAAAATCAGCAGAAAATAGAGAAGTCGTACAATTTGAACTTGCAGCAGTGTTTGATCTTGCTGGTGTTCGTGCGCCAAAAAGACAATGTACTAGAACAGAGTTCCCTTCGATTGGTACGTTTATAGCATGAGTTGGAAATATAAAGCACTGCTTCATGCCCAACGAGAAGATCCTAAAGAATCTTGTGGTCTGCTTTTAAATATAAAAGGTAAGGAAAAGTATTATCCCTGTCGTAATCTTTCAATGACAGATCATCAATGTTTTATTATTGATCCAGAAGATTATATAAAGGCAGATAATACAGGAGAAATAACAGCCGTTGTTCACAGCCACCCCGTAACACCACCTACACCTAGTCAGGCAGATAAAATTAGTTGTGAACAAAGTAATCTTCCATGGCATATTGTTAATCCAAAAACAGAACAATGGGGATACTGCGAACCTTGCGGATATAAACCACCTTTATTGGGTAGGCCGTGGGTTTGGGGTGTTACTGACTGCTGGAGTTTAGTAAGAGATTGGTATAAAGAAGATAAGAATATTGAACTTATAGATTGGGATAGACCCACAACTCCCGAAGATTTTATTAAAAATCCTATGTTTGAAAAATGTGCTTCTGCTACAGGATTTAGAGAATTGAAACCAGAAGAAAAAACAATCAATGGTGATTTATTATTTATGTCTATTGGATCTCTTGGCTTAAATCATGTAGCTATTTTCTTGGATGGAGATGTTTTACATCATTTAACCGATAGACTATCTTGTAGAGAGCCTTATTCTCAATGGTTGTTAAAATGCACAGGAGGGAGGTATCGTTATGTTGCGTAAATTAAAGCTATATGGCGAGCTTGCAGATTTTGTAGGTCATAAAGAGTTTGAAATACAGGTAGATAGTCTTGCAAAAACAGTTAGTTTTCTTGTTAATAATTTTCCGCAGATAGAAAAATATATGAACCCTAAATATTATCAGGTAAAAGTTGGTAATTATGCTGTTAATAAAGAAGAAATACACCACCCAATAGGACAGGAAGATATACATATTGTTCCTGTTATTAGTGGCGCTGGAGGAAGCACAGGAAGAGTTTTATTAGGTGCTGCATTAATAGGAGCATCATTTTTGTTTCCTGGTGCTGGTATGTTTGGAACA